CCCCTTGCTAACCAGCAAGGGGGATTCCTTTCAGGTCGAAAGACCCTGATACCAATGGTATCTGTATTTCAACTTTCTCGAAAGGAGGTATACCTTGATCCATAGGAATTTCGGTTTAGTCCGAAAAACTTCTGGTCCAACTTCTCTTACACGGTCCCTATCCAATTTGTATCTTAATTCGGATGGTTCCGTGTATCAAACGTTCGGGCCTTACGATATTTCGTTTTCCCGAACTGAGAGTTCGATTGTATACACTACGAAGCCTAAAGGCCAAAGAGGCCGAAGCAACATGTGTATGCATTCGAGGTATGTCTTTACGAATCCGTCTTCCACTTTTTCAGCAGGGATTATTTCTCTGCCAGGAAAGACGGTTCGTTTCGATGCCCTTTCTGGGGGCAACGATACTTCGAGATCCGCGGCCGTGTCCGCCTTCGAGGCTACTTGCGGTAATACCCGCTTTGGCGTCTTGGGGGCCAATGCTCAGGGTTACATTAACGATGCTTTCGCAAAGTTAAAACCTGACTTGACTCAGCTGAGTATCCCTAACTTTCTTTTGGAGTTAGATGATATTCCGCGTTTGTGGACACAGTTCAAGGAAAAGTTGAATATCGCTAAACGGCTTGCGGGATTGCGGCTATCGTGGAGCTATGGTTTGAAGCCTCTTATAGGCGACATCCAAGACATCACCGAAGCTTTATCCGTGTGCCTTCAGCGGGTTAAGGAGTGGAACGATACGGCGGGCCTTACTTATAAGGACTCGACCGTGTTGGAAACCCTTAACAACAGCTCTACCGGGACAGAACTTGTTTCCTTAGCGCCCCACACCGTTAATTGGAGTGGTCAGCGCTCTGGAAAGGTTTCAGCAGCTATGGCCTTTAAAACGCTGTTAATTCCAGCGTTATCGGAGGCCGAGACGATCTTGAGGGTGTACTTAGATGCCCTTGGGTTCGAGCTGAATCCACGTATCATCTGGGACGCTATTCCTTTCTCCTTCGTCTTAGATATGTTATTTGACGTCGGAGGTTGGATACAGCGTTTTAAGATTGACACGTTGGAACTGCCCGTTGTACTAGTAGACTCATATCTACAGTACAAAGAGGAGATCAGAGTTGAGCATAGCTGGAAGTATAAGCCGGATGGTTTATACACAGCCTACCCAACTTCAGCAACTGCTGGTACGTTGATTAAAACGTTTCAGCGGATGCCAATGTACCCCGACCAATCCGGTGCCACTGCCCAAGGTTGGAGTATGTTAAACCAAAATCAAGCATTTAACTTGCTTGCTCTTGGAACAGCTCTCAGCAAAATGCGCTGATTGCTTACACTCCTACTCCCTGTTTAGGGAAAGAGGATCCCGTTTGCAGTAATGCAGACTATAACCCAAGACACCCCGACGAATATCGTTGGGGTAAGCTTAGGAGTTTGTCTATATGGCACTTGGTTCTTCACTCACACTTTCGAAAGACTCTGCTACTGACGTTGACACGAATACGGCTGTTTATGCCCTTCGTGCTGCCGACTTAGCGAGATCTGAATTTTCTGTCGCTGGCTTAACTTTGCCCAACGAAAAGAAATTCACCGTATCTCACGATACGGGAAAGAATGGTGAACAACGCCACCTCGTTCGCCTCGACAGAACTGAAGTCGATGCGTTCGGAGTGGCTGCGACGGTATCGGTTTATATCGTTATCGTCCGTCCACCTAGCACCGCCATCACGAATGCAATCATCCTCGAAGAAGTTAATCGACTTGTCGATTTCCTCATAGAGGGTGGTTCGAATGCAAACGTGACTGCGGTTCTCAATAGTGAAACTTAAAAGTCACTAAAGAGACTTATAGCGGCTTAACACCTACTATGAGGTAGTGCTGAGTTGTTGCTAACACTGGTTTGTCGTATAGGCTTAAGCTTAGGAGATCGCCATGATAAATGGTAATCTGAAAAGCCTCCAGCTGTTATGGCTGGACCTGGCGCGTAACCAGCGCTATCGAAGCCTCGTAACCGAAGAGGATTGTAATCTCTTCATTATGAGGTCGACCAACGAAGGGTTGTCTTTCTTAACGTCGGGCTTACCGTCCATAGGTAAGGCCCTTGATGGGTATCACGCTTCAAACACGTGGGACTGTCCTTTGGCTTTCGAGTCAGAGGAACGCGAAGTCCTGGAGTGGGATGACGTCGAGTTGTTTTATTTTGAAACAACGAAACGGATACCAAAATTCCTGGGCAACGCCATCAAGGCCGCGTTATGCGGCAATCCTACAGCCGTAGATTGTGTAAGACAATTGTCTTACATCTTCTATAAACTGGAGGTGAAGTTTGATGAGGAGCTCATTGTCAAGTTTCTGGACAACTTTATTGAAGTTGATCGCAGTCTTGGTGATGTTACGTTTGATGATGACGATTCTTACAAGTCTCGCCTAATCAAGCGTATGAGGGGGTTGATCTGTCGGATTCTCAGTAATGAGGATCCTCTAGATATTACTCCCTCACACGGCAGCGGTGCAACCGCGTGCCGAACTCCCAATAGCCAAAAGTATCACAAGCTAAGATATTACACTAAGCTTGATGATGTATTTAGCTATGATGAATATTTCTTTTTCTCCCCTACTCATCTGGTTGATGAGTATGAGAAATTGGAAAACGCATCCATCGAACTTCCTAAGGCACGTGTTTGCCTTGTGCCTAAGGATTCTCGTGGTCCCCGAGTAATTTCATGCGAACCTGCTGAGTTAATGTATATTCAGCAGGGACTCATGAGAAAACTCTATCGGATCATAGAGCACCACCCTCTTACCCGCGGGTCAGTCAATTTTTCTGACCAGACAGTCAATAGATCAATGGCCGAGTTGGGTTCCGTAACAGGTACCCTAGCAACCTTAGATCTATCTGATGCATCAGATCGCGTCAGCCTCAACTTAATACGGGCCGTTTTTTCCGCCCAATTGGGTTCGGGCGCTCGAAGCATCTCGCTCCGAGACGACTCTGTTGCCTGACGGCAGAGAGGTACAACTCAACAAGTTCGCCCCTATGGGGAGTTCTTGTTGTTTTCCGGTTGAGGCGCTTGTCTTTTGGGCATGCGCCAGGGCCGTTATAAGCGAAGCAAACCAAGTCGTACTTTCCTTAAAACGGAAAGTATTCGACGGTTGTTTCGTGTACGGTGACGATATAATCACAGACCGTTATTTCGCGGCTTCTGTGATAGATGGCTTAGAGACGATTGGCCTTAAGGTCAATCGCAGTAAAAGCTATCTCCGAGGTCCTTTTCGTGAGTCTTGTGGTGGTGACTATTACCGTGGGGTAGATGTCACTCCTGTTAGGCTCAGGAAATATCTCGGTACGTCCAGTAGTAATTTCCAGACTACCGCTGATTTCTTCAACAATCTTGTTGAGAAATTTGGTTATGATGTAGCCCATTCTATGATCGCCCATCAAGAGCGACGTTTGGACTATACATATCCGCGGACCCTATTAGATCTTCCCGGATCTATAAGGACTAGTCCGTGCGCTAGTAACGATGTCTTCTTCAAGAGACGATGGAATACATCGCTCCAGAGGTTTGAACATCGCATCCTCAGCGTGGTAAGTAAAGTTAAACAACACCACCCCCCTAATTGGGGGGAGCTGTTTAGGAAACAGCTCTGCAAGAGGAATGTGGAAATGCCGTCTCGTTATGAGAATTGGCTAGCAATAGCCGACTCTGTACTCGAGCCCGGACACTACACAGATCCCCACTCTGTTGTACAAAAGTGGGTTTGGGTGTGGCTTGGTTAGCCACGTCCGAGACTACCTATGATTCCTGATATGGGATCGGACCAGGTTTCACACCCTGGTACCCCAC